CTTATTGACAGCTTTATCAAACGTGAACTATGTTGGTACCCGACTATCATAGCAGTTGAGAACAATGGTGATGAAAAGGTTTATAAGGATGATGAAGGAGGTATTTATGTCAGCTTGCACACGACTGAGCTAGGTGCTCAACGGGCCTTACAAGCGTTACGAGGCCTGCATTTTATTGACCGTGTACAGCATGACAAAAGAATACTTTTTGGTGTTTGGTAATTAACGAGGGGGATATATGAGCTATCAAAAAGAAAAAGATGCGCGAGTAGAGAAGGTGGCAAGGTTGGTCGAGGAATATCTTTGTCGGTTAGTGGCAGATGCCTCAGACGAGACATGGTGGGAGTTGTATGAAGCGGCTTATGATTTCATGGATGAAGCTTCTGTAAATCATTTCAGCCCCTGCGACAGACTTTGCAAGCTTGACCGCCGTCCACCTGAATAACCTTTTAAAACCGTCTAACAATTAGTGAGGATATAGGTATATGAAACATCACACAATAGAGTTTCAGCGTATGATGGAGTCTAACGGTTACGAATTTTGCCGATTTGGCAAGGATGGAATCTCTGTTTATTATTTCACGTCAACTAATCAACTCATGCGGATGGACGATACTGACTGTATAACTTTCTATCTTTTTATGAAGGATTGAGGCCATGGCATTCGAGGCGAAGCTTGCCTCTGACCCAGCTAATAGTTAGCCTCTACAAGCCCCTTGGTTGCGTTATCATGCGTGACCTAGGGGTAACCCTACCCTCACCTATTATCTCTCAACAGCGTTCATCCTAGAGGCTTTATAAGTCAATCGGGTAGCTCATCATGGTTACACTTTGGGCTTTCAGCCTTAGACGCGAGTAATCTTTTCTTAAAATCCAGATATTCTGGATCTCTAAATTCAGATTCCAGTTCAAGATTCTTAGAAGGTTTAGAGTTACTCTTAGAGTTACTCATAGGTTCATATATTGATTTACTTATATTGGTATGAATTTGTATTGGTATTTTTATATTGGTATCTTCTATTGGTAATACTTCTAATGGTAGCGGCTCAATTTGACCCCGATCACCCAGCTCATTTTGACCCCAGTTAGAGGTCATTTTGACCTCATTAGTGTGCAAATTGACCCCAGTCATTGAGGTCATTTTGACCCCAGTCGTGTTGAGGTAGCGGCCTCTGCCTTTGGTTGTTTGTCGGAGGAGGTTAAGGGCAATGAGGCGACGAATGTAACGCTTGGTACTACACTCCGAGAATCTCAGTTCAGCCGCGATGTGAGGAATGGATGCGAAACAAGGACGCTTGTTTATCTCGAACCGTTGAACGTAGCTATACACGATAGCTTCGTGATGGGAGAGACCCGCATCAACTAATGCAAAGTCTACTATTCCTAGCCGATGTTTTTTGCTATTGTTTTCCATGAAGTTCCTTTTTGGCTCACCCTTCGATTTGCGTCATTGGGGTGGGCCTTTTTTGTTGTTTGTGTACAGTAGCGCAACAATTACTAGCCGACAATCGCTATTTGCTGTTATCCTAGAGACTCATATATCCCCACCCCGTTCAGCGTAGTAATACCTGAGCGGGGTTTTTCTTTGCTTATTCAACTAGTTATAATTTTCCTTCAGTTATTTTTAAAATATCCGAATATATTCTTGCATGACTATCATCTTACTGTGTATAGTCATTAGAGAGGGGCAATAAAGCCCAACGAGAAAGGGATATATGAACAAAGAATCACTAACGCACGAAATGATTAAGCTTGAGTTGTACTGCAAGAACAATGTAGGGCGAGCCTATTATGAGCCAGGGTATAAAACCCTCGGCAAGTTTCACAAAGAAGGCACCTACAATTTAGATAGGGCAATTGCATACATTGATCGTTACTGCCTTCGACCAGCGGCAAAACAATATCTTTTAGAGTTCGGCAGCATGACTGATTCAGTGCAAGGTATATTCCCTCGGTCTGAGCGCATTAAACTTGCTGAATACATGGCGCTGGAAATGGTTGGCGAGTTTAAACTGGGTAACTACTAAGAGACAATCATGAAAGCATTATTACTAACCGCATTATTCATTCCTTCTGTTGCTATGGCTCAGGACTACGGCGACTGGTACGGCAACGATATAGACGAGTACGCACCTCGTAACGGGCAGTTAAACGTAGGCGTTCAACCAGTGCTGCCAGTGCCTAACAACGGCGGCCCATGGAATACAGGCTACAGCGTTGTTACCACCGAACGGGAGGTTGTTGATCCATTTGCTCGGGCTCAAGGCCGAACCGGAGCGACTAAGCGAGAGACAATCCAAAAAGTCGTCCCTAACGATGCTCTCGGCAATCCGATCAAAGGTTTTGACTGGTAGAGACGCTACCTCCTGCACTGTGGGGGGTAGAGCCTCTGTCAATCATGACAGGGTAACAAAGGGGAATATATGAAACTGATGATGAATATAGGGAAGCTATTGTTAGGGTGCATCTTGCTTAGTTGTTCAGCATGTACAGGGATGGAAGTCGGCGGAAAGCTATGGGTGAGCCGTGTCGATGAGCGGCAAGAGTCACAAGCGACTCACAACGTGCCACTCAAATGCTATCTGTGGTCAGACTGTGGAAAACCTGTGGATAACTCAAAGTAAAGGGGAACATCATGAAAGCTATTAAAGAATTACTTTTCACACCAACGGGTATTGCTATCACTGTTTTACACGTTGCCTTCTTCGTCGGGGTCGTTACCTGCACGATAGGAGTCAGGGTTTATGTGTTCGGCGATGACCCTACCCAAGCTGTTAAAACGGTAACACGGCGATGAGTAGCGAGTCATGCGGCGGCTGGTTATGCGCCGCAACCTTTCTATTGGCTTGCTACACGGCGTTACCGGAAACGGTTGTCTATCATCAGGCCAGGCTATTAAAGCGGCCAGTAGAGCCTTCTAGGGGGCTTATAGAGGCAGAGGTAACGAGAGCGGCAAGGGCTTTTGACTTAGAACCGCGATTGCTTCATGCCCTGGTAAAGGTTGAGTCAGGTTACAAGCAGAAAGCAGAGTCGAGGGTAGGCGCGAGAGGTCTGAGCCAGGTCATGCCGGCTAATGCTAAACGCTGTGGTTTAGAGCGTGAACAATTATGGGATGCAGTCGCTAACGTAAGATGCGGCGCTCTCATACTGAGACAAGAGCTTGACAGGCTAGGCGATCTATCAGCGGCACTCACCGTTTACAACTGTGGAAAGGTAAATTGCAAAGAGGGCAAACAATATGCAAAGAAAGTTATTGCACTATCCACACTCGTACGATAAAGTGTGCACACCTTTGGGAGGAAGGATATATGAAAGTACTACAAGCACAGTGGCCAGACTACATTTTAGAGCACGAAGGAGTCGAGTTTACCGTGAAAGGTAAATTCACTCCAGATGGACGACTCTATTTTGACCCGCATGTCGGATGGAACAATCTGTCAGCAATGACAAACAACGACACGGAAAGTTTAAACGATGCAATCGACGATTGCATATACAACGCTACACCAGAAGTTTACGAGATATTTGAGGTAACAGATCATGACTAATCAACTTACAATCACAAACACAAATACACCAACACTCGACATGCTGAACGCTTTACGGAACAGCGTAGCACCTGGACTCACTGATGCAGAGTTTCAACTATTCGGTGAGATAGTGCGCTCTACTGGCCTTAACCCAATTACAAAAGAAGTATGGGCAATCAAGGCCGGTGGGCGCTTGCAGCTCATGACAGGCATCAACGGGTTTTTAAAAATTGCTAATTCGCATCCGCAGTATGACGGCATGGAGGTTGAGTACGAGTGGGATGGTAAAAACCTCCTTGCTGCAACGGCTAAAGTTTATCGAAAAGATAGACGGTTTCCGTCAGTCGCTACGGCTTACATGGCAGAGTACAAAAAGAGCAGTCCGATATGGACTCAAATGCCGTCAGTGATGCTTGCAAAGTGCGCAAAGAGTTTAGCCATCCGTGAAGCGTTCATTCAGGAGTTAGGTGGCCTCTACACTGCTGAAGAGATGCCGTCTAACTATTCACAAGCGGTAATTGTGCCGAACGAAGGAGAGGAGTTAGTGGTCAGCAAAAAGACTGGTGAGGTACTTGGCATCCAAAAGATTACTAGAGAAGAAGTGGAAACTGTAAAGAAACGTGCAGTCACGACTTATTACGATATCAGCACACTAGACGAATCAAAGCGATCAGCGGCAGTAGAATATCTCGTTGGGTCTGACGCGAAAGAAGTGGAGCCCAACGTGTGGCGGTCGAGTATTCGACTAGGGAAACTTACTCAATACATTAAGGAAGGTTATGAGCCTGTTCAAACGGAAACAAATTAGGTTAAGGGCGAGAGCCCAGTGGAGTATTTATGAACAAAAAGAAAGCCGAACGAAAACCAAAGTCGAAAAAGATTCGAGACGGATTCGTCAGGTACACTCTGTACATTCGAGAAGAATATCTCAACTATTTGAAAACTTACGCAGACAACAAGCGAGTTTGGATAACTGATGCAATCGATGACGCACTAGAGGTGTTCGTTGACAAAACTAAATAACTTTCTTGCAGAACTAACGCGCATCATTGATTCGTTTGAGAGCGACGAACCGTTGTCTCAATTTGAATTGGGTCAATACGATGCAATGCGATGGATGAAGCAAACATTAGAGGAGGATTATGGGACAGAGGATAGGAGCCTTCAAGGCAAAAAACGCTCAGCTAATAATTTGGGAAAACAACGGTCGGCTTAGTTTTGAGTTTGGCAAACATTACAAAGACAAAGCAACTGACCAGTGGAAAGAAACTAAAACTCTCTACATCGAAGAGTTAAGAGAAGTAGGAGAAATGTTTTTAAGGGCGGCAACATGGGCAGCTAACAAGCAAGGCGCTGTGCAGCTACCTAAAAACACAGAGACGGCAAAAGTGGTTGTAGAAAACGTATTAGACAAAATGAAGGAAAGATATGAGCGGTCCAGTCAAGACAATTAGAGACAAAGGTTTGCAGATTGCAGTTTGGGAAAGTAACAACGGCGGTTACAGTTTTAGCATTAGCAAAACCTACAAATGCAAGAAAACAGATCAGTGGAAAGATTCAAAATACTATTACAAAGAGGATCTACAGAAACTCGGTGAGATGATTGAGCTTGCTATCGGGTATGCCAGTGACAGAGCAACGCATGAAGCTGAAGCAATAGCATCGCCAAAACAAGAACCTAAGTTTACACCATTTGAAGATGACGACCTGCCCTTCTGATGAGGATATATGAGCAAAACAATAGAGGAATTAGCAAAAGAGTACGTTATTGAGAAGTATTTCAAGTATGTCAAGCGTCAGGAAGATGACAATTATGAACTGCTGGTAGAGGATTTTATCGCTGGTTACCAGGCCGCTGCGCCTCAGTGGATCTCGGTGAAGGATAGGTTGCCGGAGTGGGATGACGAAGCGATGTCTGTACTTATAAGTGGCAATAGCTGGCATGATTACGATGTTGCTTATTTTGGACCAACAACATGGCATGACAAATATGATGATGTCGTAAAAGGCGTTACCCACTGGATGCCGCTACCTAAACCACCGGAGGAGAAATGAGTGACATTTTAAACTCTGTTACAAATGTTTTTGATTGGGATGAATGGGAACGACGCATTCAAAAACAACTGGATGATGTTTCAACCAAATACATGATGGAACTAGGGTTTTTTAGTTATAAATCTGATGAGCAATATGAACAAATAAGAGATGCCTTTTTAGTTGGCTACAAACGTGGCCAGGAAAACTATTTAGACAATGAAATGAATTGGGTTGACGAACAAAAACAGATAATTCGGAATGAAAACGATAAAATTACTCGTCGCCTAGGTGGCCTTCATGGTCAAATTTCTCGGCTTGAAAAAGTTAAAAAAGAAATTTTAGAGTTAAAAAAAGCACTAAAACAATCATTTACGATTACTCAAGTTTTTGACAAGTAACATGAAAAACACGCTTGTAGGTGAACTACCAAGGCACCTCTATTGTTATGTTGATAGCAGGTATACTCACAAGGAGCCTACAGGCTTCATCCCTTGCGTTTGGTTTGGCTTGGTATCCTATCCTGGCCGTACCTGGGGATGTACCGTTATGCTTGAGTGTGGGGCGATATATAGGAATGTACCGGCTCATGGTCTTGCGTTCACCTTACCAACACCAACATGGACGCCAAAAGAGGCTCAACACTGGAACTGTTACGGCGAGGACTTTACTTGTTTGGAGTACACTTACTTGAGCGGCTTAACCTGCAAAGTTAAAGCTAACGAGCGTGAATACCTTGGCAGCTATCTGTTTACCGTTGCACCTGTCGGCGATGCTTTCTCAGCTTACCCTGAGCAAGCCAAAGAGTTCTGCTTCATCCAGCTTGATAACGGACGCCTTACCATTCAACCGACAAACCATGTTGTATTTCAAGAGTTGAGTTTTACAGATGAGAACTTTACCTTTGCGTCTGGCCTAAAACGACAAACTGATATTTACTCCGCAGAGTAATGGGAATTGAACATCGCATGAAAGATGAGGCCGATACCGAATACTGGAAGTGTCCTCATTGTGAAGCTGTCGGTGAACTAGAAACAGCTACAAGCCTATGCGTAGAGTGCGGGGAAGGTGTCGAACCTCACGAGTCACCCGCTACATGGTTAGAGTTCTGGGAATACTGCAACAGCTTAAAAACTTAGCTTGCAGAAATAACTACCATCAGTCACACTAAAGCTCCACCTATCAAGGAGCCTCTATGCCAATGACCAAAAAAGGGATGAAGATTCGAGAAGCCCTAGAAAAAGAATACGGCAAAAAGAAAGGCGAAAGCGTGTTCTACGCTATGGAGAACGCTGGCAAGATTAAAGGTGTTACTAAAGGCAAGAAGAAAAAGTAATGCCAAAGGAAAGTAACATCCGTCAAAGTCTTGAGCGTCAGGTTACTCTTAATAAACCGTTTCGTACCCCTGGCGAGCGTAAGAAGTTCGCCGTTTACGTTAAGAGCGAGAGCGGCAACGTCATCAAAGTACGCTTTGGTGATCCAAACATGAAGATTCGAAAAAACGAGCCTGAGCGCCGCAAATCCTTTCGAGCTAGGCACAACTGCGAAAACCCAGGACCAAAGACTAAAGCTCGATACTGGTCATGTCGTAACTGGTAACTATGGTAAACTCTCGTGCCAAAGGCGCTCGTGCAGAGCGCGAACTAGCCAATCGTCTTAAAGATTACGGCTTTTCTGCTCACCGTACTCAACAGTTTTGTGGTAAAGCTGGTGACTCCGATGTTGAGTGCACTGAGCTGGCTCATTATCACATCGAATGCAAAATGGTAGAAGCCCTAAACATCGATAAAGCTATCGACCAAGCCACAAGAGATTGTGGGGACCGAACGCCTATCGTTGTGCATCGTAAAAACAACCGCCCTTGGCTGGTTACGATGTTCTTAGAAGATTGGCTGAAACTACAGAAATGAAAGATTACGAATTTAACTTGTTAAGCGTAGAGACTCCACCCAACGTACCACCTGAGCATATCCTATGGCTTGCCGTTATCGACAGAGCCGTAGTTGATTATGTGCGTTGGTACGAAGAACTAAACATCAAGCAAAAGCGATCACTTGATTGGTTTCTATTTGAATTAGAGCCTTGCCCAAATAACTTACAATACCTATGTGAGATGCTATTCGATGACCACGAAGTTGCAGATAACATCAGAAAAAGAGCTAAGTTTCTAGCTGAAAACTCAACGGAGATAGAGAAACTTAAATACAACGTCTCTAGGTATCGCAGAGTTTACAACCGACACACCTAGCGTTTCTTCTTCTTATCAACAAGCGACCAAGCCTGAGATACGCCGTACAATACAGCACCAGCCACAACAGGCTCAGCAGCACTTACAAGGTTTGCGGCGTCCCTCTCTTCAATGCCGAAGGTCAACAAACCACCAGCGGCTAACGTGAGCAAATGTCGGACGATTGATAGAATGATTGGCATAGTATCTCCTTTGTCTTTTCAAAGTACCGCTGATTAAACTTACAGTCTCTTTGTCTAGGGTCTATAAAGCTACCCCTACTGCAATTCATCCAAGGTTCCCAGTAATACCTTAGCTCACAATTACGGGACCGTCTTGCCCATTTATTGACGTTTAGAGCGGCACCGTCAGTACCGTCCATGTCAACTATACAAGGTGCAACTGCTTTAGGATCACTTCCATGTGATTCACAGATGTTTCCTTCGAGACAACGTTGCCGGTAAGGATTGTCAACCAAAACACAAGTAGGCATAGCAACAGATACCCGATCAGCCAAAGCTCTTCGTGCTCGTCCATTCAAATCACACTCCAAACACGGTGCCACAAAGCACGTTAAGTTACCCTTAGCCTTAGCTAGACGCTGAGCCGTTACCTCTACAACACGATTAAAACGTCTGTTAAGTCTGGACTTAGGGATATGCACCGCTCTACTAGCAGACGCCTTGTTGTAGCCCCACAACACCTCATACCTGCCACACCGCTTGTTACGCATACAAGGAGAGTTGATAAGATGAACTCGAACTACCTTGTCTCTATCGTCCTTTAAAAGCCTGTCAGCACACTTACAATCAGGAGCAAAGGTTTTCTCTAGCCAGCCAATTTCAAGTGGCTCAAAGCCCTTATAGAGCTTTACAGTGGCAGTACAGTTCCAATCCTTATGACAGAGAGCTAGAAGGCTAGGTGCTGCTGTGGCTTGCGGTGTCCATAAAGATACTAATAGTATCGTTATGAGCATCAATCTCATTTTTCTAAAGCCTTATCGAGCTTACCTTCCATCCGTTCAAGCCGCTGCTTGATATGGCCTAGCTCAGCTTGGATGACCTGGACTTCCATACTTACCTTGTACTTACTTTCTTCAAGCTCACGCAAAGAGTTTTTAACCGCTCGGTAATCGAGTCCTACCATGCTGATAACAATGCCGATAATGGCCTTGATACCCATGTCTAACCAATAGCGCAGTTGGGTGAAATCGTGATCTGTCAATGTATCCTCCCACTGCCATAGGCATCTATCACGATAAGCTCTGCACTAGGCTCACCGTTCATTAGCATCATGAACCTATCAAAAGCAGCTTTACTGGCAAGGATACTTGTTTCTTTGTCTACTCGACCGTATTGCAAGCCCACTAGGATACACCCATGAGTATCCTTGTGCGTATTTCCAGCATGAAAAAGAATGTGAGAACGCTCAGGTACATCCATCACCTGATACGTTACTCCAAAACGGGGAGAACGATGCAGTTTAATAGTGTAGCGACCAATAGGAATACAAGACACCTGGCGCTCATTATTACGCCAGGCATCTTCTAGTGTTACCATCTCAGGCGAGTCATCAATACAAAGCACACCAAGCGTTGCGCCGTTATGCTCTGTAACTCTGACTAACCTAAGCTGCTTCATGCCTCTAGTGCCGCAATACGAGCTTCAAGGGCTTCTACTTTTGCGTTGAGTTCTTGGATTGCTTTGCAAAGAACTGAGGTTAGACGGTCATAGCTAATAGCATCAGGCTCGCCTTCAATAGTTTTAGCGACTACTTCAGGAATTACATTAACCATTTCTTCAGCGATGAATCCAACGTCATGACGTTCTGGTTCAGCTTTATAGGTAAATGTAACAGGACGCATTGCAAGAACTTCTGCAAGTCCATAAGAGCTATCTTCAATGTTGGCTTTATAACGAGCTGATGAAGTATCGTAGGTCCAAGTGCCAGTAGCATTGTTCCACTTCATGAAGTGAGTTCCAACTGCTGCTGTTATTCCAAGAATAACAAAACTAGCGGCATTGTTTTTTATGACTGAACGATTATCAAAAGCTCCACCTACTATTGCCGAATAATTGCCCAACTGAAGACTAGCAGCACTGCCACCAAAAAAAGCTAATTGGGCTCCTCCTGCTGTTCCATTAGAACCAGAAAATCCAACGTTTGTTACACTGCTAGAAGCTGAGCCAACTTGAAATTTATAACCAGTGGACAAGGTAGTAGTGCTATCAATTATAACTTCTCCACTAGCAGCAATCCGCATCCGTTCAGTCGGTGAGCCACTACCATCTGATGTTGTGGCAAAAACTAATCTTGTCGGCATGTCATTGGAAGCCCCAGGGATTCCATCTACCGTTGCATTGATAAATGCACCACGAGTGTACTCACTTCCACTTGCACCATAGAAATCAATCTGACCGAGACCATCGCCGTTTTGAACGATAGTATTTGTTCCAGCCGTTGTTGCGCGAGACTTATACAGCTTTATTCGTGCAGCACCAGCGTCGTTGGTGTACTGGCCAAGGTCCATCAAATTGCTTAGAAGAAAATTGGTCCCATCATAAAGAGCTTCGTAGGTCAGGCCAGTCGTAACAGAAGCTAAGATTCCTAACGCAACTTTAGAGTTTTTCATCAGGCAGGATACAGGGCTTGCTAAGCCACTTATTTGCAATGTAACTGCACCAGTGCTTGTAAACCCAGCAATGAATCTAAATACTTGGCCAGCAGTATATGCTGTAATGGCAGGAGATGGTGTCAACGTTTGAGCGTTTGCAGAACCACCAGACGTTCCACACCAAATTATTGCGCCATCCTGCACCTGGCCAACTTGAGCAGCATCATTACGAAGAGTTCCAGCAGCAAGATTAGTAATCTTGTTACTACTCATGCTCAAAGTACCGGACATAGCATTTTGACCAGTCTTGTTTAAGCACTGATCGATACCAGTGGTGAAATCGTTGTCTTGATTGTCATGACGACCAGCCTCGATACCAATGCCATTCGCTGCGTCGCTAGCCCATGTTGGATTTGCTCTCGTAAAGTTTCCACCGCTCCAAGCCATTGTCGTCTCCTATATCAAATTCATTACTTTGTTTACATATTCGCGTGTCTCTCGTGGTACCTTCACCACGCTCAACACGTTTTCCCAAGTTACGTTTCGCTTTTCAGCTCGTAACTTTGCGACAGCATTTTCAATGTTTCTTGGTCCCCAGTTGTAGGCAGCTAAAGCAAGCTCAGGTTGACCAAACTCTTTTAACTGTTGAGCAAGATACCTACTACCACCCTCAACATTCTGCTCAGGGTCAAACCTATCCTCAACACCTAAATCCTTAGCTGTACCTGGCATAAGCTGCATTAAGCCAGCAGCACCTTTGTTGCTTACTGCCTTGGGGTTATTGGTAGACTCTATCTGCATCACCGCTTTAACTAAATCAGGTGGTGCATACCCTTCACCCTGTGGAATTGAAACGTCTTGTTTACCAACCTTTACTTTCTGAGGTTCAGGCGCAGTAAAAAGACTTTCTGCCTCGTTAAATACATCTACACTTGGAGTAGGCGCTGTCTCAGTCATGACAGGTGCGGCCATAGGAGTTTCAACTGCTGCTTCTGAAGGGGCCATTAAACCACGAGCAACAGCAGCTAATGGTTGAGCAGCGCCGGCAACTTGAGGCAAGGCAGCTCCCCCTCCTTCTAGTGCTGAAGCAAGTAATCTCCTACCTGTACGAGACGATAAAAAAGCACCACCTAAACCTAACGCCGCTCCGCCAACTGGACCTAAGAGTCCTTGAGCGCCAGCACCGAACAAACCGCCAGTTGTAAATCCTGCTGTACGAGCAAGATTGATTGCTGCTAATATGCCGCTATTTTCTTTCGCTGTTTCTCTAGCAATCACAGGACGAGTAAGAATCATGCCCTGCAAGTCTTTATTTAAAGCTTTCACCTCTGGAGCATAACGCTCAATAGACGCTTGCAACTCGTGATACATAGCTCTATTAAACTTACCATCGGCACTCGTCGCCATTGGGTCGTACTTAGAGCCATAGAACTTTTTTTGTTCTTGCATGTACTGAAGTTTATCTGAGCCTTTCAGAGTGTTGAGTTTTTCTTTTAACTCACCAACTTTTGAAGCATACAATCGTTCGTTTTCAGCGCCAAACACACCTTTTTGATTCGCTTTAACTACATCAATAAACTGAGGTGTTTTGACTGACTCATCAACATTTTTTAATAAGGTCGAAATAGTTGCATTCGTTTCGTCTACGCTATTATCAAGCGCATTAAGTTGTCTCGATGGACTAGAAGAAGAACCAAGAAAACCTTTTTCAATTACATTATCTGCTTGCTGTTGCGTAAGGCTAATTGTTCCCCCTTCCGCAGTCTTAACAGCCTGGCGTTTACCCAGAGTTTTGGCATAATCACCAGTTCGAAAACCGTATGCCGCTCGCTTTGCGCCTTTACCAGCAGCAGCTAAAACTCGACCGGCTGGACCTGCGCCCATTAGTAAACTTTCAACGCCAGCCCCAACCAATGCAGGTTCAACTTGCGCCTCTGCAATTTTTGCTACATCAGCCTCTTCTCCAGCGGCAAGTTCTGCACCAGCTCTACCAAGCGTGGAGCCTCCAAGATACCCAAGGGCACCTCCCAAAACACCACCAACAGGAACTGACAAACCAAACGTAAAAGGCGCAAAAGGCGCACCAGCCAAAGCACCAAATTTGCCTCCGGTCAAACCTCCAGCAAGTCCACCTGATTCTTGAGCAACAGTTTGCAAACTAGGAATATACGATGCCAAACTAGAAAGTAATGAAGATTCAGGCGCAGGTGTGGCAACAGCTTCTACCCCTGGAAATGATGTTGCTACAGGCGTTGCTGTGACAGCAGGGGCGCTAAACAATGCGTCAGCTTCATCAAACAAATCAGCCATTACTGTCCTTTTGCTGCATTGACCAATGCTGTCAACGTAGTCTTCTCATTATCTGTGATTTTAGTTTTCCAATCGGAGCCATACTTAGACTTTAAACTAGTCATAAAGTCTTGCCCTGCTTTCATTGCATTTGGTTGCTGTGAAGCTGTTGGCGTTGTTATTGCAGGTTCAGCATACGCTGGAGTTCGTGCGCCAAATTGAGTTGGCCTACCTTCCTGCAAGGCTTGACGTAGCTCGCTTACAAATGCTTCTGGTCTTTGTGTGCCAGCAGCGACTATATCAGCAGCAATAGTTTTTTCATCCCGTGCAAATCGTCGTAAAATACCTGACACAGTTTCAGGTTCAACCGCCGTAAAATCTCCTGTCAAAATTTTGTCAAGGTTTACACGCTCACGATCAGTGGCAGCAAGTCCAGAACGAGATTGCAATACTATGGTTGCCAAGTTTCTTAACCTTGATTTTAATTGCTCATCACCAAAAGCAGATATGTTTTTAGCCGCAGCAAATTCTGGTATAGATTTGTAGGTATCAATCGTACCGGCAACATCAAGCGCTAAATCGGACGAAGCATTTCTCTCAACAGCTTTATTAAATATAGCTGGAGGAACATTCACATCCTCAAGTCCTAATTGCTTTCGTTGTAAAGCTCGACCTCGAAGCAATCTATCTTCAAGTTGTTGGCGCTCTGTGAAACCACCAGTTAGAGCTGCTTGTCTCTGCGCTTCTTTTGCGATACTTCTCTCAAATAATTGAGTGCCAAGTGGCCCAAGTTCAAACTCAGCTAAAGCCTTTTGTTTGGCAATCTCCTGACCTATGAGTTGCTGTTGAGCTGCTTGTTGAGCAGCAAGGCGAGTATTGACGCCTAACAACTTCTCTTGCATTACAGTATCGGGAGTTGATTCTATAATGCCTAAACGAGCCTGTGGAGTCTGAGCTTCTAGCAGTTGTAGTCCGAGCCTATTAGCTTCTAAGGATTGTTCAGCAGCAGACTGTCTAGCCTGATAGCCAAGCAAGCCGCTTATAAGAGCACCACCAAGAGCAACGCCGATATTAGTGCCAGCACTCTGATAAGGATTCATTAGAGCAGGTAAAGACGAAGCTAATACCTGAGAGCCAGTACCCCAACCAGTTTCTGCTGGGTCGTAGTTTAAACCAGCTAGTGCTCCGTATAAATCTTCACCTGCCATAAATTACCTTCTGTTGATAGTTGCTAACATGCCACCTTGCGCTAAACCTTGAGCAGCAGATTGTCCAGCACTCTGCTGTGGTTGTGTGCCTTGTTGCTGATAGCCACCCATGATGTAGTTAGCAAAAGCTTGGTCTGCGGAACTAGCACCACCACCGCCGCCACCTGATCTCTGTAGCTTTTGAGCTTGTTTGAACTTCTGTTCATTGAGTTGCTTTTCATACTCAAATCTTTGCTTTTCTTGCTCAGATGCAAATTGACCCTGCAATCCAGCAACGAATGGCGATTGAATAGACTGGAAGTATTCTGCTGGACTAAGTGCAGTTTTATACGCTTGTCCAAAAGCTTGAGCATTAACACCGTAAGCAGCTTGCTCAGCAGCGTTTGCAGCTTCTTGTCGCGCTCTATCTTCTCTATCATTTAAGTCACGCACCATAGCCTGAGCTGCTGGTGAGTTTGGATCTAAACCACGTTCTGCAATAGCTTGCTGCGTTGATTGACGCTCTCGGCCAAACTGTTCTGCATTGCGTCGCTCAAACTGGGATAACACGCTTTGTCGTGCTCTATCCATTTCTTGCGTGAAACCCATCTCGTATTTCTTTTCCATCTCATACGGGTCAAATTCTTTAAACTGACCTGTAATATCAGTGTACGCTTCTGCGCCCTGTCGCAATGGTTGTTCGGCAAGCTCTTCTGGCGTTGGAGGTGCCGGTGTTGTAGGTGCTGTTTGAGTCGGAGTTGGCTTAGGCTTAGGCTTTTTCTCATCTTCTCGACGACCACGACCTGGCAGTGGTTTACCCCCAGATGTTACAAGATTGCCTTTTGGATCTTTGTAAATGCCAGGAGAAACACGAGTAAGTCCCTTTGGCTTATCCTTAGGGTCTTGTGCCATTGCTCCCTTTTTTGGAGGCTTGCTAACATTAGTTGTTGGTTTAGTTGTTTTCTTTGCCATAACTATACCTGACCACCCATATCGTATCTTATCTCAAATCCTAGTATTTGCATGGTAGTGTTTTTTAGTGAACCACCAAATCGTATCGCTGCACAATGACCTTGGCCTTTGGTAGCATACCTATCAAATGTGTACTCAACTCCTGATGACCAAGGACTACCCCAAGGACTGCCCCAAGGGGTAAACGTACTTGTTGGAGACGTAACTGATGTTAGAGCAAATCCTTGTCTGAAATCAGTGTCTAACCCGATATTCAATGTAACGCCACGACGAGTTTTAAGGATAGGTCTAATATCTTTGAACGCTTTGTAGTTAGCTCGCGAGCCATAGAAGCTAAATGCTCCAATAGCTGAAAAGGTAATTGCTTGGCTATCTGTCGCAGTAATTGCATCAGCTTGACCAGTTTCACCAGTCCAAATTATACCAGTCGCAGAGGCATAATACGGCAAGCGATTAAACAAACAGCTTGATAAGGAGTGTTCGTCAGAGAAGAGCCGAAACTTTGTCCAACCTTTAGTATCAATCGAATAAACCAAGAAGTAACAACCTGTGCCTGAAGTTGGTAACGAGATATAAACTCGCCTGCCTTGTGGCCAGAAAAAGCCTGTCCATTCGTGGTCAAATCCAACTTGAGTGGCAAGCTCAGAAATAAGAGGATTGATACGATAACTTAGTATGTTTAGAGCTTGCTCAGGGTCAGATTGGAAAAGACCAGAAAGCGGTACAATACCCTGCTCAGTAATTATCCATATATCGTTATTTACTCTGACGAACGCTCTATAACCTAATGGCCGTCCGACAACGTACCGAGCGACTATGCCCCATGTTGTAGGGTCACCAGCGTAGACACCGTTGTAAAAGACTATCTCGCCTTCTGAGCTACAAGCCCAAAAGTAGTCTTGAGAGGTTGTGCTGGTTGTATTGCTGAAGCTACCAATTCCGACAAGATAGCCACCTCGTGTGAACACATAACTAAAGTCAAAGCTGGTAAGAGCCGGAGTGCCACCACTGCCAGTTACTTGTAACCCACCGTACCAAATCTTAGCTGTGTTCTTTTCTACAAAGTATAATCGTTCTTTGTAAGCGGTGACATTAACTAGAGTATTTAGAGTAACGCCAGTAAAAGTAAGATCAGAAAAAGTAGCAGCAGTCCCATCCCATACCTGCGCATTATCTTGGCCATTACAAAGGTAAATTCTGTTGTTGTAAGTGACAGTTTGCCAATCGCCTGATGTTGGAGTTGTGCTGCCTGTACGGTCTGTTACAGCACCACCAGTTGTTACTGAGTAAAGTTTAGTATCAGTTCCAGCAACAAGCAGATTAGTTGCATCCGCTTTGATTAAAGGCGCTACAAACTTAATAGGTGTTGTACTGCCTATGTCTGCAAACTGGGTATAACCAAGACGAACGGTTGGGGCAGCGTTGCCAGGAAACACGTTTACTAAGTCCAGCGCATAGGCTGGGTCCATGTTGTCAATCGGACTTACTAGGTCCAATCCCCCGTAAGGCGGGGATACTGTGAAACCCTGAAAGGCCATTAACTACCTTTTGTATGGCATCATAGGTTGATATTGCTGTGGCATTTGCTGCGACATTTGCATCTGTTTCCACTGTTCAAATGATAGCTCAGGCATTGGCATATTCATTTGTGGATTCTGCATCATTGGTTCTTGCTGTTGTCCAGCTTGCTGTAAAATACCGCTAATGCTGCTTGGTCTTTGTTGTTGTTGGAAAGCTTGCATGAATTGATTCATATCAGCCTGAGCCATTTGAGGCATTTGTCCCATCATGTTGCCAATAGGTGCTGAACCTTGACCTTCTTGTTGAGGAGCGCCAGGAGGTGTACCAAGTGGAGCAGGAGGACGAGTAGCAATTTGCCCTGGTTGCTGCTGATTCATTGCATCAACTAAACGACTTGCTTGAGTAGGTGGTGTTGCAGAACGAGGAAGTTGTCTACCGGAACTAGTTTGTAACTGACCCCTAGGACCGCGATAAACACCAGGAGAAAGCCTTTGAGGTAATGGCTTATCTGATGGAGTAACTGGCATACCAAGGCGTCGTTTCTCTGAAGCTGGCAAAGCAACACTTACTGTTGGTTCTTTCTTCATTGCAGTTTTTCTTGCCATATTATTTTGCCTTTATGTTGCCTCTAGCTAAATCTTGAAATGATGGTTTTGCTTGTGCTGGTACAGCTTCAGTTGGTGACAAAGGAGCTGGTGGTCTAGTTTGTGGACCTCTTTGAGGTTGAACGCCAGCAGTAAGTTGTCTGGCACCACCAAGATAATAATCGTATTGATTTTGATTTATACGTTCATCTTTGATTGCTTCATCTAGCTTTGCTTTAATTTGGTCGAATGTGATGTTTTGCTGTTGTGCAAAATGTTGAGCATTTTTTATTGCAACATTGGCATCATCTTTTGCATTGCTGACAGCACCTTTTGCATACCAAGCCGATATGTCTGATGCTTTTTGTCCAACAAAACCATAAGCAGCGGCAAGTGCATCCGTTAGTGGTACGGCAGCGTTCCAAGCAGTTGGTTGCTTTTCTGCAATCTTATCAATGTTTTTCCACTTGAGAGTGCTTCCGTCTTTGCCAAAATCGTACTGAGTACCATCAGCAAGAGTCCCTTTAAAGTCCTTATCAAGAACATTATTTTGTTGAAGTACTCCACGAATATTATCACGCATGAACTGAGCTTTACCCTTCTTGCTACCAGTCCACGAGCCAACAGCTCCGGTTATGGCTCCTATCGTTGCGCCAATTCCAGCGCCTATAGCAGTTCCAACTCCTGGAACAATAGAACCTACTCCTGCACCGATTGCTGCTCCAGATGCCGCTCCACCAACTACACCTGTCTGAGTCCGTTTGCTTCCGGCGGCCATGTCTCCTAATGCTTGTGCGGTTTGATACCCTCCGTAAGCACCGGCAACAATGTTTAAGCCTGGTATAACATAAGCACCCGTTGTTCCAGCTGCTGCTCCTGTTCCTATAGCTCCAGTTGCTGCTGCAAGGTTACCTGCACCAGCGGCCATGTTGATAGTGCCACCAACTTTGTTACCTTCTTTAAAACTTTTGTATGCACCGTACATCTGTGCAAGTGCAAGGCCGCCTTGAGCTACTTGACCCCAATTTACATTATTCCAAAAACTGGGGTCGTTTAAAGATTCTGTTGGGACTTGTTGCGTGCCACCAGTCGGAGTTTTTATTGTAGTAGTATTACCTTGAACGCTTACTACTTCGGGTGTTTTACCAGCTTGAGCAATACCACTAGCTGCTCCACCTTGCTGTTGTGCAGCTAAAGCATCCAAATCTAATGTTTGACCTGGGACTGGTCGAGTAATCCCAATGCTTCCAGAAGGATCGTAAGTAGGTTGTTTAAATAAATCTTTTACATTTGGAAAGCCGCGTAAGGCTTCTTGAGTGAGAAGAATACCGCCAACCGTTCCACCAGTTTGAGCTAGAGCATTACTTTGAGCTTGATTAGCTTGTTGACGCGCTCGTTCTTCTGGTGTTTTAGGTGCACCAAAACGTTGCTGAACCATTTGAGCAGCTTGTAAAGCTGGCACTCTTTGAGTCTGAAGCCAAAGGTAATAAGCTCGTGGGTCTTGCTGGGTAATGGTTGGTTCTTGTCCGTTCATAATTATATCCAGGTACCAAACACTGCTACGCCATTTCTAGCAAACATTGGATCACGCATGTGACCTCCGGCATAGAGAACTTTCCCGTTTTGATCTCTACTAAATTCTTCATTTAGTTGCATATCAAATCGTGGACGTATGCTGTCTAAACCGTGAATCTCTGCAAACCTTTCTAAGATACCTTGTTCAAGTAGTTTCTCTTGAAAAACGCTACGGTCTGTATTGGCTAAAAACTCATTGTAAGGACCGTTGTAGTAGTCCCATGTCACACCACCATCGGATACACTTCCGCTCGTGTGCGTTGGCGCGGTGCCTCCTGTCGTCCCACCAGCAGTGGTTTGATAGTAGTTGCCGTTGTAGAAGCAGTAAGAGTTGGCAGCAAACGCTGTAGAGGCAGTCCAAGTTACTGGCCGCACCGAACGATCTGCAATGTACTCAAAGATGATTACATCACCGCCATAGGTAGCTCCTGGGGTTGGAGAAATAAGAAGTTCAGAGTTAGTAATACCTCTGATTTGAAATCTTTGATAAACAGCAGTGTTAAGTCCAAAACCTTGAATCTCTGCAAATTCTTGAGGAGTCATAGGACCAAGAACTCTCCAACGAGTGCTTTGATTCCAAAATGTTTCGTAATGATAATAAGAAAAAGCCGCTGGTAGTTGGTAAGTTGCTTGACCCCCTACCAGCGTTATTGAACCAGAAGCGTAGCACTTGGGCCATGGGTACGCTTCAAAGATGTCACGGTTGATTCTATTTGCGATAGCAAGGAGCTGCTTAGTTGTAACTTCATTAGAGGCGAGAATATTAGTCTCGACTGTATAGCCAGCTTCGTTTGCTACGTTTTGAATAACCGTTGAAATCGTCATACTTTTCTAGGTCGTCCTCTTCTTCGCACTTCTGGTGCTGCGTCTCTTTCATCTTCAGCTTCGATGATACCTTCTTCCAGAGCTTCCAAAGGCGTTGCTAGTGCCTCAGTAGAACGGATCACCTCCTTTCGTTGGTCACGAAGGTCAATGCCCTCGTTGGCTTCGACACGCTGCAAAAGAAGCTCAACCTTATGCTCTAGTGCTTTGCGCCGAGAAGTTTCAACGTCTAACAACTGCTTGAATTTAACTACTTCACCTTGGTCTGATTCTGCTGCTTCTAACCAATCTTTGGCTAATTTTACGAACTTAGACAAGGGGCCAAGTTTCCGTTTTACTTCGTCTGATGCAGCGGATAACTGCTCTACGGTTTTAAAACCAAGGTACTGCAATTCACGCATAGCTGAACCAGTCATCATTGGCCATTCAGCTAAAGGTGAACCTTCTGATACTGGGTCTGAACCAGCTTTAAAACGAGCGTAAAGCTCTGGGTACTCTGCCATGTCCTGCGGCTCAATCTTACGAACCGTCTCATCCATGCCAGGCCATTGGATAGAAATGGAAGGAATCTCGTCAAAAATAGGACGACCTTGCGCTAACGACTTTTCTCGGTTCTCGTTATAAGCAAAGAAGAATTTAATGTTTGCGCCACTGTACCGCTTTTTTGGCTGCGAATTACCGCTCATAATGCTCTGCCAATCAATTTGTGCCATAAATTTACCCTTTTAAAGGATTAGGTTTAACTATCTATAGCACATTATTACGCATTTTTATATTTCTTAGGGAGGCCCATTTTTATAAGGATGTCCTACAGGTAACCCTGCTTGTAAATTCCATTTCCAAGCCAAATAACCTTCAACCTTCTGTCGGTTGATTGTGGACAATAAACCAGCAAATATTAGAACCTCTCCATATCGGGTATTAGAATGAGTATTTACTGTGACTCCATCCCAAGCCAATGCTAAACCACCTAAACTTTGAGTGCCTACGCTTTGTACACCTGCGGCAGTACCGTTTGTATAAACGTTAGAAGAAGCACCATTTACTTCTGCTACTCGGATGTAATTTGTGCCAGCGACACAAGACACATCGGTTCCAGTAGCCAATCCTGCTACCAGCCTAATAGCGTTGGTAGCACCTGTTGGGTAATAAAAATCACCCTGGTCCGTAGTGCCAGTTGGTGGAAAACTCTGAGAAACCCAACGACCTTTTGTTACTACAACAGGATTAAAAACTAATACTCTAGTAAATGGCTGTGCAACAGTAGCCCAACTAGCTACGTTCAAAGAATCGTTTACACCATCTGTAACGATTGCACTAAATCCACCAATTTGATTGGTAGAAAGCACTGGCCTATTGACTGAAGTAGCTTGCGTAGCGTTTCTATTATTGCCGCTACGATCAGACCACTGGCTGACCGCTCCACTTGTTATGACTACGCTGCTTGTAACTTGAGCGTCTAACCAAACGGCAGGACTAAGAGTTGCAGGGTTAAACCTGTTGCTACCTCTTATGACCCCACCTGATGTTGAGTTATTTGCTATGCCAATAAACATTTTAGTACAAAGCAACAATAAGCGTTGCAGAAGTTGCGGCCATAACATTTTTAGCAAACACCGGTAACAGTGTCCCCGCTGGTACAGTTAGTGAAACAGCTGCGGAATCATCGACGCATTTGAGGCTTACAACACCTGCGCCACCTACCCACAAAGCTCTACAACCAGTTAGGTCGGTAGAATCTGACGGAGTAACAGCAGCAACACGTCGAGCGGAAAAAAGAGCAGTTGGATTAGAGGGTGTAAAATCTGGCATAAATCACCTAAAAAATCGGGGGCTTTTCACCCCCATTGAAGCTATGTAGCTTTTGTGAACTTGAGATAGAAGTAAGAGGTGCCATTCGATACTACTACAAAGCAGTTAGTATCAGCATCAGCATCTTTTACAACACCTACAAAACCAGCACCAACTGTAGCTGGAGCACCGAACGAAGTCGTAAGCTCTGCTGCTGTTGGTGTAGTATCACCTACGTTGTTGATTGCTTGCTTGGTACGAATACCAGCAGCAGTAGCAACTACCTGTCCGGTAGGTGTTACGGTGCCACTGAAAACGCCATCAGCAGTTGCCGAAGCAAGCTCTGCTGGCATACCAAGTCCAATCAATGTGGTTGCGCTTGCCATAAATTCTCCTAAAAAAGAGGGAGCTGTACAAGCCTCCCTCTATTACACAACTAGGTTGTGATGATTGAAGTGGAAGCAAGCTCTACAGCCTGAGTTCCTGTAGTAGCTGTGAGACCTACTACTCCAATCAATTTGGTTGTAGCAGTGTCATCAGCAGAGCCGGCAGTAGCAGTTGTGTAAAGGGTGTTCTTAGCAACATATCCAGTGAGGATGCTGCCTTTAATTCCCTTACCCGTTCCACCACCTTGCGCTCCACCAACCCATACCCAAAGGTACTCGTTGTCAGCAGCAGCTACCTGAGCAGCACCAACTTGGCTGGTTTGAGCAGCAAGAGTCGTTGTGCACTTAGCAGCTTGGCCATCAACATCAATATGAACAAAGTCATACTGAGCGATTGCGCCATTTGCCTGAACAAACACAAATTGACCCTCTGGCAAACTTCCAACGGCACGAAGCTGTGCTGGAAGAGAGAGATTATCCGTGGTTGTAAAGGTTTTTAAATAATTAACTCCGAATGATCCTGAACCTGACATATTCTGTTACCTCCAAAATTAAGCGTAAATAACAGCCTGAAGTGCAGGAGCAGCGCAACAGAGGTTTCCTTCAACGATAATAACCGTGAAGAAAGCATCTTGATCCACTGGACGAGCCATTTCAGGAGCCAAAGGCTTGAAATCTGCGCCTCGGACTAAATCCATCGACCAGTACTTCGTATTAAGAAGTCGGCATGAATTAGTCTCAAGCACTGAAGAACCGTATCCACCGTCGAATACGAAATCGCATCCGTCGTACTGAAGCACACGGAACCCAGCTACAGCTTTCTTGGTAGGAAGCTGAATACGCTGAATAGCGGTGAGAGAGCTGTGGAGGTACTTCCAAGCTACACGATCCATGATTCCAAGGTCAGGCTGTTCATCGCCACGAGTAACTTGCGAAATCGCGTCGGTGATAGTCTCTTGAACGTTAGAAGCAGAGAGAGTTGTATTTACTGCAAGGTTGCGTGCCCAAGCATTTGATACGCGATCAATGGTTCCGTAGGTTCCGCTCGATGGAGATGTAGAAATTGCTTTCTTCAAACCATCAAACTCAAGTCCGCTGCTTCCTGTTCCATCGCCACGAAGGGATGTAGAAACTGTGTTCTTGAGACGAGCTACAGCAGCCTTAATCTTGCTTTCTGCAAGGTCAAGGAGAGCTGCTTCGTCACGGTTAGCACGTCGATCACGTCCAGAGATTGCTACAGGCTCATAGCACTGCTTGATAGCAAATCGGAACGCCGTAAGGTCGTCGATTGCAGCAAGGTTGAACGAATCAAATCCAGCGTAGAATCCACCCTGAGCTGCATCATTGTACATGATGGGCTTACGGAGTTCATATCCACCAGAAAATTTACGAATGAGACCCTGATCGTCAAGAGATGCAAGAACTGGGTTGTGATGAAGAACTTCATCAGCAATAGCATCCGACTGATCGAAAAGGGTCGCTACGATTGCCTCTTCCAAATTAGCCATTTTAATTATCCTCTAAAGTTTAGTGGACAACCTAGTGGCTATGATTTGACTAATCGCCAGTCATGCGCCGCCGCAGGTTATCCCGAATGTCTTTCGTTACTACCCTGGGGGTTCCGCTGCCAGCAGAGCCAGATATTGATCTAGCAGCTTGCTTTGCCCTTTGCGTGGCTTGCATTTGCTGCTGTATGACCGGCTTGGCCTGAAGTTTTTGATTCAGGTTGGCAAATACCGGATTACCATTCACCACATAATTATAGGCAGTTTCTAGGATCTCCTCTTGGGAGCTATATCTGCCTGTTTGGGTTAAAGCTCGTACCACGGGGGCCATCTCACCTTCCAGTTGGGAAGCTGTTTCTGGGTCGCGGAACAAAGGCTTCTGGTTCATGAAAGATTCTACAATCTTTTGATTCATGTACTCAACTGCCTTTTTTTCTTGCTCAGCGTGTAGAGACTGCCAACGCTCCTCTGCAATTCGCTCTGCATCAGCACGAGTAAGGTAGTCTTGTTCTACGCTGTGAGCTTCTGTTTGGTTTTCTCCAATAAGTTCTTCAGGAGAAATGCCGTAGGATTCGAGCCATTCACGAGCTGTAGCATGAGGGCTATTCTTCATCGCCCTGTCCCAAGCTACTGAGCGTTTAGCTACATCTTGAATTGATATACCCTCTTTGGCGTAGTCTTCCTCGTATTGTTTAATAGTGTTGTAAACTGTCGAGTTTCGCTCGATTAACTGATTAAGCTCTTGAGCCTTACGGTCATATTGAGTCCGAGTTTCGTGAGCACGTCGATTAAGGTAGCCTTGAAGGACATGAGAGTTTTCAGACGTAGGATTAAGAAAAGCTTCCTTCTCAGCTTTATTCATATCAGCCGGAGGAGCATAAACAATCTGCTCAGACTGTGCCGCTGGTGCAGAAGTTTCAACTTCGGAATCCTCTTCCTTGGTTTCTTCAACTGCTTCTGTCTTACTTACTTCATCATTTTGACTATGAAGTTGCTTACGCAATGAATGACGAATTTGTAAGTCAGTTTCATTCCGATCTGGGGTTACATCTTCAGGGGTTACTTCGGTTACATTATCTTCCATTTCTGTACCTATCTATCATTTTTGCTTTGATGTTTTGGATAAGTTTACGTTCAGATGCACCAGATTCTCGTTCTGTTGTGTATCCTTTGTCGTAAGCATCTCCGACTTCTACTGCACCAGCCGCTCGATAAGCAGCTCGTAATTTACTTTTGCTTGTATAAACTTCTTTCGGATTAAGGGGGTTTCTGGTTGGTTCCATTTCGTCTTGAATGAATAGATCGCGAGCATTGGTTTGGGCTCTACGCTGTACTTCTTCAATCGGAACAACTTTGTTTTGTATGTGACAATACTGGTACAATTTGTATTTCATCTTAATCGTCCATAGCTAACATAAGTAGCAAGTATCTTATTCGTTTTTTACGTTCATCCCCTGTAACTTCCCCAAGTTTGGGTTCACTAAACATGCGAGATTTCAAAATGTCTCTTAGTTTTTGTACGTCAGTTTTGGGTGCAAGCGTTATTGGTTTCTGTCGTGCTTGCAGCATTTGAGCTGCAATAGCTTCTTCTAGTTCATCAGAGCGTCGCTTTTTCTTACGATAGACATCCAGAATATCGCTGGTATCTGGTGTAACTGCGCCGCCATATTGTTTTGGATTAAGAAGAACAATTAAGCTCATGCGTGTTTAATTATGTAGTTTACCACTAGGTAAGGTGGGTTTTGAGTGCCAGAGGTCATAGCAGCGTTACCATCGACTCCCCCAGTAACGAGTCCGATACGTCCAGTAATTGTAGATGCGACGTAAGAACCTTGTGAGGTATCTCCTTTTACTGCTGTTGTTGTGGTTGAGCCTCCCCATGCGCTGTACCCTGAAGGTGAGTTAGACACTGCTAAATCTGCTCCGGTTCCCATTCCATGATAATGAGCTGGGACACTATGTGTGTGATCTATGCTACCACCTGTACCAGCAAGTGAGTTACCTGTGCCGGATGCGGCTTTACCCATTGGGAAGCGTTGACGTAGATCAGGTACGTTAAATGTTGTGCCGCTTGCAGAACCGTATGTTGTACCAATAACACTAAACAACTTTGGATAGTCTGCTCGATTAAGGCTACTACCATCGGCAATAAGCCAACCTGCTGGCGCTGTGTTTGTGTACCACAACATTCCTGCGCCAATAGGTGTATCGCTGCCAAAAACAGGCATTAGCTGATCTCCGTAACTCTCATGCTACCCGTAGGCGTTGCATCCCAAATTGCATCAATGGCACCAGTATAAAGTGGGATTGGCAGTTCTAGTGTTTGTGCTGGTGATAGCTTATAGCTGAAACTTGTAGTGCTTGCGGTTGCACCTAACTTTACATAAACCGCTTTATCGCAATCGTTAAACAGGATTGCCATGCGACGATTGGCGTTACTTGCCAGGATGCTAGTAGACACTGCAGCGGAAACTACAGATGTTACTGATGATGTAGAGTATGTAGCAGCTACTACTGGTGGTAGTGATGCAACGTCAACATCGCCTATGTTGTTATTACCAGCAGGTAATGCTGTTGAGATTGTAACCGCTCCAGTGTTACATGCGGTGACTTTACCGTTAAGCGTTGAAAGAGTGCTTTCTGTTGCGGCACCTGTAGGCAATGAAACAGTGCCAGTAATGTTGGTGATGTTCCAAGTACCAGACTGCGTAACAGGTATTGCTGTTTGGTCAGAAGCGATAGCAACAGGTAAGCTGTTTGCCATCGTAGTTTGACCAACGATGCCGGTAATGTCGCCAATAGCTGTGATGAGTGAGCCGGATGGATTTACTTTTACGTTGTAGTAAGTGCCGCCACCAGTGCTTGACCGTCCTGCAAGGACAGCACGAGTAAGATTAGCTAAGCTATAATCGGTCAGAGTTTCATTAAGTGGATTATAATCGCTAGTAGTACCAGCCGCCCAACAACCTGTATAAATCGAAAGATTTGTTGCACCAGCTGCCGTTTTCTTTACTTCCAACTGCATTGGCAAAGATGGGTTTTCAATGCTTGGATCTAGTTGGCTATTAGGTATGCGAATCGTGTGATAAACCACCCATTTAGCATCGGGACTAAATACCTCGTATATAAACGACCCAGAACCTAACCATGCAAATCTGATTCTATAGAGATTTGAAAACTCAAGATTGATCGCTTCTGGGATTCCGTCTCGTGTAAAAATGGAATTGCTAGAACCATCAAGTGGGTCACCATTCCAACTAGCGCGATTAATTCTGGTATCAACACCACCATTACGAAGTGTTAAGCCAAAAAGCGTTCCTTCATAACCAATGAACGTGCCATTGTCGGTATCATACAATCCAAGGCGTTGATAACTGTTTGCAATGCCAGTCGTAAAAGCAGCAGAGAACATTGTGTATTCTTCGTGCGCTGGCCTGTAGTTACATTTTAAAACACTTAATCCTGCCACTCCACCATTAGTGTTAGTACCACTTTGGTAACGTGCATGGCCTCCTGTAATTGTTGCAGAACCACCTGAGCTTGTAGTGTTTGTAATTACATTAGAATCAAACGCACTAAAGAAACTAATCTCAATCTCGTTGTTACGTCTGCCTGTAACTCCTACGCCTAGAATGTCTGAGTTGGCTGTAATGTTGAAATACAAACCACCAACTACTGCATTACTAATGTTTTGCAATGTTGTTTCAGTAGCAAAGTCTGGAACGGTCAAGTCTTCGGCACCGGCCCCACCATAATCAACGGCCATAACTTGTACCTGTTTGCCGCTCTTATCGAGCGTACGCACAGGTATGTCAGGGTTAGTACTAGTAGGAGTGTTGGAGACTGTTACGTTATCAGTCATTTGTTAGCTCTCGCTTTCTTCCATTTCATCTTCTACTTCTTCCATCTCAATGGATGGATTGCCAGCTTCATCAGTCATTACTCGCCCTCTACGCTTACCACGTTTTGGGATAATGTTGTTAATGACTATTGGAGATTGTTTTGTTGGCTCTGCGGTAGTTCGACCTAGAGCTTCCATGCTCATGCGGATACGCTCAAGTTGGCTATCAGCTTGCAATCTGCGTTCTTCCATAAGCTTCTCAGACTCAGAAAGTTTGATTCGCATCTGCTCAAGCTCAAGCTTTTGCAACTCAAGAATCTGCGCCATGCGGTTTGTTTCTTGGCTAATAGCTTGCTTGTTAGCATCAGACTGACTAGCCGATTGAACTTTAAGCATTTCAACTTGAACACCAGATTGCTTAATCTGTACTTCTTGTTGAGCAATCGAAAGTTCTTGCTGCTGAATGTATTGGCCGAACTGTTGGTCTTGAACTTTAAGTTGAGCTTCAAGTTGATTGCGTTGCATCTGGAGTTGCTGGTCTTGATAACTAAGTTGATTCTTAGTTGACTTGTCCTGCATTTCCATCTGCGCTGCTTGTAGTCTAGCTTGCGACTCAATCTGAGCTATTTGCAGCCGACCTTGAACTTCCTGCATTACAGGGTCTGGCGGAGGCGGTTGTTTAGCTGCTTCTTCTTTCGCTTTAGAAATCTCACCAATTTGCGTAAGAGCTTTCGTAAACAAGCCATCGATCTCTTTGCCTCCCTTGTAACGTTTGATCATGTTTTGGAACAACGAGATAGAGAAATCGATCAACGGTGGATATTGGTCTATCAAACCACGCATTTGGTCGAAGAAAGCACCTGCTGTTTGGATAAGCATGGTGGCTTCTTGTTGTTGCTGCTGTTGGTCGATAGCCATCATAGAATCGGTAGCAATTTGGATTCTATAGCTTCGCTTTTTATCGTCTCGCAATATCTCTAAGATTTGTCCCTTAACCCTATCGATTTCTTCCAGCGGATCATAAGGCGGTGGCATTGGTGGAGCCATCTCAGGCATTGGAGGCATCATACCTGTCTCATCACCTGGCATAGGTGGTTGCATAGGTTCGGGTGCGGGAGGAGGTGGAGGAGGCGGTGGCAGAGTAGGCTCAATGAGCGCGTCAGCATCTGCAACATCAAAGATAGTTTCTGGCTCGAATACCTCAGCAATAATAGTGGTAAGATTGCTGATAGCGTCAGAAACAAACTTAGCAAACATGTTTTGTCGCACGATGAGTCCCATCGACGACCATTGATTTTCAAGTCTATTAGCTGTTGCTGACTTGTATTGCTCTGAAGTGCCACGAAGCAAATCGCTTACTTTGAGTGTTTCGTAGAGCTGTTGCAAAGCGTTCTGCCTAGCACCCTGAAGGATGTTGAGAGCGTTCATGTATGGCTCGATGTTCATGGACTCGATGCCATTTGCAAGGCCACCACGTTGCTTATAGGACGGCCAGTTAGTAACTGGGATAAGTTTTAGATCCCCAGTCATGAGCATTTCAACTTGATTCCCCAAAGTCGCGTCGTAGAGGCTATTCGTGCGAATGGCCTGAGTAACAGCGTGGATACGGGTTGTGAGCCGCTCGACTTCGAGGATCTGGTCTTTTACATGGCTGTAATCCGAGACAGGAATAACGCTATCGGGATCAGCAGACTGACGAATAACAGAGCAAGGGAAAAACTTTTCAAATCGAATTGGAGGTTCTGAGGTTTCAATAAGGGTCTTATCTCCACTTTTTTGAATCCAATAAACCTTTCGTGAAGGCCGGTCCCATATCTCATAGAGTTCAGCCTTTCCTTCGTAACGGTCATCTTGTCGGGCAATATCTTTCTTTATAACTTCTGGATAACTGTCGTAGGTAAGCTGATCAGCAATCTCTGGACCAAACATGCTTTCTGCTTGGCTTCTATCCATGAAAGCTTTACGAGCTTGCCAGTCAATCTCAGCTTCACTCCGAGCATCGTTGCAGTAGTAATCGTTGTATTGAACAACTTCGATAATAGCTCTTTCGCTTGTTTTCTTTTGAATCTGCATCCCACCGATTAGGATGCCACCTTCGCGTTCTTCAAGTTCTTCTTCGTCGCCCTCGTAGTCGTTGCCGTCACCGTCAATCAACTTACCTTCTGGGTCACGAATAACTGCATACTCTTCATAAACAGTTTCAAACTCGGCAACATAACGAGCCCACAAAACTGCTTGACCAGTCAGCAAAAATTGCAGAGCAGCTTGATAACCAATTTTGTCAAAATCAAAATGAACATCCATTGCGTATTGAGCGTTACGCTCAAGGACGACAGAACCAAGCTCATACGGTAAACTTCCTGAACGTTTGCGAAGGTTTACTTCTGCTTTGGGAGTTGAAGAATAGTAAGCAGGAAGAAGAGTATTAGTACAATACCACCAAACATTAAGTCGTCTTTCTGCGTCATTAAGAACACCCACTTGCTTTTGAGCGTTGTATACACGGATGCTTTCTTCAGCAGCTTCTATAAACTTTTTGCGACGTTCTTCCGCACGAGTAATCTCATTTTTCCACCAACGACCACTATACTTTTCAACAGTAGGTTTAGGTTGAACTTTCATATTTTTGCTCGTTGGTTGTTTTGTCTCATCTGTGAAATGTATGCTTGCAACTTAATTAAACCTTTATTGAAAACCTCAGCAGGTTGTTCCCACTTAGCGTCGAGTAGCCTAGCTTTACACATATAACGTAAAGCATCGACGGCATGATCGTTTCCGTTTGTATCCAAATCTTCTGGATTGCGCTTGTCTATCGTCATGGATGGTAAAGTCTCTAGCAAGTATTGGCAATTAGCAAAGATATAGAGTAACGGCGGTTTACCTACCAACCTTTGTCTAATCTGTGACCACCCTGAAATACGGTCATTATCCGCTGGTCTGAAACTTGGGTGCTTAAACTTGGCAAACACGACATTGAACTGGTCGTTAATGCTTGGACCACCCTCATGACTAAAGATGCTAGGGTCAGCTACGGCTATTGGATTTTCTCCGATGGAAGCTGCTGCAATTCGATTAGCTTGCTCAACATTATCAACTCCCTTGGAGTGCATCTCTCGATATATGACAATGCTTCCTTTTGGATATGGCACTTCATTACCTTTGTCATCCCGTCCAGAACTAACAGCACCCCAAACAGCGGCGAAAGGAGAACGATAACCCCAGTCATAACCAAGGTAGCGAGGCCAGTGTTTAGGTAGATTAAAAGGAGCGATAATGTGTTTCCCACTGAACTCAGGAAAATAACTACCCTCGTGAATTTCGAAATCTCCTTCAAGCCAAGCTCTGACAAGTTCTGGACTACCGACCATGTGCAATCGGTTGATGTACTCAGGATCTCTAGCAAGCAAGATTTGGTTGTCATGCACTCTCGACGGTATGTAAATGTAGTCAAAACTACTGCCATTAGGCAGCTTCTTCTCTAGTACCTGCATCCCTTTAGGAGCTGGCTTAATAAACAACTCTTTCAGCCATCCATGACCCACACCACCAGGGTTGAACGTAAGGATGACCTGACCGCCTCCCCTGCCTCGTAGAGCGCCGAACAGCTTCCAGATAGGGGAAGGGTCAGAGTAGTTACCAGCTTCTTCTATAGCGCAATCTGACAGGTTCTGGCCTTGATACTTCTCAGCATCAGCATCATTGCCTAAAGGTCTAAAACGTAAGCGACCACCCGATAAGAAGGTAAATTGCTTTTTTTGGTCCTGCCAATGGGCTTTGAGGGGTAAATATATTTGCTTAGCCCTTTCAATAAGGTCATCAGCTTGAGGCAATTCTTTACGAAAGAAAATAGCATTAAAGTCAGCCCCTAACTGTTCTTGCTTGACAGCAAACTTACCCAAAACCCCGTCAGTCTTACCACCACCACGAGCACCGCCATAACCGACCAAAGTTATAGGGCAGTTTACCAACGCTTCCTGAGGGCCTTTTTGCGGCTGCCATACAACATTATAGTCAATGTTTTCCATCAGTTATGCCACTATTTTCCACTTTTTGCCAGTAACTATATTGTGGATATTTTTGTAGTTTACGCCATATTTTGTCCCTAAACTGCGAATAGTATGTCCACCTTCGGCGTACAATTTTCTAATTTCCAAAACTTGCTCTGGTTTTAATTTTGCATCTTTATTTTTAGAGCCAAAAGGAGTGCGGCCTTTTAATGCCATATCACGCATATTGTCTTGATGTGTACCAAGAAACAAATGTTCAGGATTTACGCATTGAGGATTATCGCATTTATGAAGAACGTGCTTGTCGCCAATAGGCCCTTTACAGAACTCATACATAAGACGATGCACTTTATACTGTTTGCGATTGTTTCGATTGCCCTTTTCTCGTATGCCAAATGTACCGTATCCGTTTTTACGACCTAAGCTTCCTATCCAATAATGACAATCACTGAATGGAATTTGAATAATATAACGATAAAGGCGATTGAGAAGGTGTTGTTTTGTGTACCCCATTATCATGTGGCCCACCATAGCAATACCACGCGACTTAGGCAATCATTTACCGCTAACCATCACAGCGTTAGTGCCGTAAATCCGCTCTACATCACACCGAGGATTCTGACACACAAAATAAGGTCCAACAGCACCAGCAAACAAACTAACATACGGTACCTCCTCACATGCAACTTTTACAGTCGTTACATGCTCACACTTAGGGCACCGATAAACCTCACTCTCCCTCACCTTCTTTTCCATCCTGTGCTAAATACCTCTGTATAAACTCTTCCTTCGTTAATGGTTTAGAACTAACAACGTTCCTAATCTCACCGCTAATCTCTAAAGTCTGATGCTCACTCCAAAC